GAAATTGAATAAGGCTCTTCGATGGCTAAAAAAACTCTGACAAGAGCCGAGAGGAATATCCTCTGGTGCGAAAGAAATATTTATATTCCCGAGGTAAGTTTGTCGGCCAGCCGCTGAAAATGGCTGAGTTCATGAAGGATGACTTCAGAGCCATTTTCGACAACAAGCATGGTACACGTCGCGCAATCATCAGTCGCGGGCGAAAAAACGCCAAAACGGTGGAAACCGCCATGCTGATGCTGCTCTACCTGGTAGGGCCCGAGGCTGCACCGAACTCGCAGCTGTATTCTGCGGCACGCTCACGCGACCAGGCGGCCATTCTGTTTAACCTTGCCTCGAAGATGTGCCGGATGAACCCGGTACTAATGCAGTACGTTGCGATCAAGGATTCAGCTAAAGAAATCCACTGCCCTGAGCTGGGTTCTTATTACCGCGCACTGAGTGCCGAAGCTACAACGGCCTACGGTTTCTCGCCGCGATTTGTCGCACACGACGAACTAGGCCAGGTGCGTGGGCCGCGAGATCCGCTTTATGAAGCGCTGGAAACCGCCACCGCTGCACAGGATAACCCTATTTCGATAATCATCAGCACCCAGGCGCCTGATGCGAGCGACCTGCTTAGCCTGCTGATTGATGATGGACTGACCGGAGCCGATCCCCGGACGGTGGTCCGGCTTCAGACCGCGCCGGAAGATATCGATCCTTTCTCTGTTGAGGCCATCAGACTGGCAAACCCGGCCTCGATGTGTTCATGAACCAGAAAGAAGTGCTGGATATGGCCGCCAGTGCGAAACGCCTGCCGTCTCGTCAGGCAGAGTTTGAGAACCTTGTGTTAAACCGCAGGGTTGAAGCGAAAAGCCCCTTCGTTAGCCAGAGTGTCTGGCATATGAACAAGGAGGAACCCGGCGAACTGGCGGGGGCTACCGTCTGGGGCGGGCTCGATCTTTCCAGCGTGTCAGACCTGACCGCACTGGTGCTGAACACCACGCAGGGCGATGTGCACTGTAAGTTCTGGCTACCAGAGGAAGGGCTGGCAGATAAGGCGCGTAACGATCGTGTGCCTTATGACATATGGGCGAAGCAGGGCTGGCTAAACACGACACCTGGTAAGGCTATCGAGTATGGATTTATCGCGATGGAGCTGCGGCGCGTTTTTGATCTCTGTAACGTCAGGGCGCTGGCGTTTGACCGCTATAACATGCGCTTCCTTCGCCCGCATCTGATCGATGCTGGTTTCACAGATGTGGAGCTCGAACGATTCGTAGAGTTCGGTCAGGGGTTTGTTTCCATGTCGCCTGCTCTCAGGGAGCTGGAAGCCAAACTTCTCGGTGCGCAGCTGAAGCACGGCAATCATCCGATCCTCGAAATGTGCGCCAAAAACGCCACGGTAATCACTGACCCTGCCGGTAACCGCAAGTTTGTGAAAGGTAAGTCGAGCGGACGTATCGACGGAATGGTAGCGCTGGCGATGTCTATTGGCGCGCAGACCAGTGACGAGGTAGAGGAGCAGGGTGACGTTAATGATTTCATTTACAACTTTTTGAGCGTGTAAAAATGGCAGATACCGATTACAGCATTGACCTGCGGACGCGATCGCCATTCTGGGCGCGCATGGCCTCTATCCTGACCGGCGGCCGCCTGGTGACACCCGATAAGGGCTCGCAAATGGCGGGTACGTCAGCGCACGGTGTGGTTGGTGATTCTGTTGTGACTGATGAGCGTAATATGCAAATCAGTACGGTATGGGCCTGCATCAGGTTAATCTCCACCGTAACAGCATCTTTACCACTCGATGTTTATCAGACCAAAAATGATCAGCGCACGAAAGTGGACAACAGTCACCCCCTGGCGAAACTGCTGAGATTCCGTCCCAACAACTTCATGACCGCTCTTGAGTTTCGCGAAGCAATGACTATGCAGCTATGTGCCTACGGCAACGCCTATGCACATGTTGAGCGAAACGGTGTTGGTGACGTGATTAGCATGGTTCCACTAATGAGCGCCAATATGGAAGTTCGGCTCAGCGATAACGGTAAAAATATTATCTACCGCTACCGACGGGACACTGAATACGCTGACTTTTCACAGAAAGAAATTTTTCATCTCAAAGGATTTGGCTTCAATGGACTGACTGGTCTTTCGCCGCTGGCGTTCAGTGCGAAGTCTGCTGGTGTGGCCATAGCGATGGAAGATAACCAGCGTGAATTTTTCGCCAACGGTGCGAAGTCTCCGCAGATCCTGATGACTGACGGCAAGGTGCTGACGAAAGAGCAGCGCGGGCAACTGGAGGAAAACTTTAAGGAGATTGCTGGTGGCCCGGTCAAAAAGCGGCTTTGGATCCTTGAGAGCGGCTTCACCACGCAACCTATCGGCGTTTCGCCTCAGGATTCAGAAATTCTGGCTGCGCGTAAATTTCAGGTCGCCGAACTGGCGCGATTTTACGGCGTGCCTCCACATCTGGTCGGCGACGTGGACAAAACCACCTCCTGGGGATCGGGGATTGAACAACAAAACCTGGGCTTTCTCCAGTATACCCTCAAACCCTACCTTGATCGGTGGGAGTACAGTATTGAGCGCTGGCTGGTCAAAGAGTCAGAACAGGGCGTCATTCACGCCGAGCATAACCTCGACGGGCTGTTGCGCGGTGATTCAACAAGCCGGGCATCATTTATGCAAATCATGGTCAACACCGGGATTCGTACCGTTAACGAGGTTCGAAGGCTGGATAACCTGCCGCCGCTGCCCGGAGGTGATGTGGCGACACGGCAGTCGCAGAACGTGCCCATTACCGATCTCGGAACAAACAAAGAGCCCCGCAATGCCGGGGCTTAATTTTTATGGGGGCTATGATGCCTGACATTCAGAAGACGCTGGCTTTCGACCAGACAGAAATCAAGTTCATCGGCGACGGCAGTAAGGGAACATTTGAAGGGTATGCCTCGGTTTTTAATAACACCGACGCCGATGGCGACATTATTTTGCCTGGTGCGTTCGCTGGTGTGATTGCTAATCAGAGCCGCAAGGTGGCCATGTTCTTTAACCACCAGACACGCGCTATCCCGGTCGGTAAATGGGATGCCATGCATGAAGATGACAAGGGGCTATTTGTCCGTGGTCAACTTACTCCAGGGCTTAGCCTGGCCGAAGACCTGAAAGCTGCCATGCAGCATGGCACGGTTGAAGGGATGTCAGTGGGGTTTTCCGTTGGGCCTGATGATTACACCGTTGGCACGTCAGGCCTCATCTTCAAAAACATCTCTTACCTGCGGGAAATTAGCGTCTGTACTTTCCCGGCCAACGAGCTCGCTGGTGTAACGGCCATGAAGAGCATCGACAGCATCAAATCTATTCGCGATGCGGAGGCCTGGCTGAGGGATTCAGTCGGGCTTTCACGTTCAGAAGCACAGGCATTTATCGCCCGTGTTAAGTCTGCAGGCCGAAGCGAGTTCGGTAGCGACGACATTGACGCGCTGGCACAGCGCATTAACTCATTTGCCGCTAACCTGCGGACACCTTAACGGAGTGACACATGTCTGAATTATCTGTACTGGAAAAAGCTATCGAAAACTCCCAAAAAGAAGTAAAGGAGCTTATCGAAGAACAGCGTAAATCCATCAACCAGACCGGTGAAATCAACAAGCAGCTGCAGATCGATCTGACGAAAACACAGGAAGAACTGAAAGCCACCGGCACCCGCCTGTTCGATCTTGAGCAGAAACTGGCCGGAAACTCTCCTGATCAGACTGCGCAGAAGTCATTTGCTCAGCGCGTATCTGAAGACCTGATGAAGGGCTGGGACGGCTCGCGTACCAAAGCGAAAGTTACCAGTTTTGATAAAGCGATTGGTTCGGGTGCAGCGTCGGCAGGTGCCCTGGTCCAGCCGCAGCAGCTGCCGGGTATTCTTATGCCTGGTCTTCGCCGTCTGACCGTGCGTGACTTGCTGGCACAGGGGCGTATCACCAGTAACGCGCTGGAATACGTGCGCGAAAACGTGTTTACCAACGCTGCAGCACCAGTGGCAGAAGGTACCCTCAAGCCGGAAAGCAACATCACTTTCACCAAAGAAACGGCGAACGTGAAAACTATCGCCCACTGGATCCAGGCATCGCGCCAGATCATGGATGATGCCCCGGCGCTCGAGTCTTACATCAATTCCCGCATGATGTACGGACTGGCGCTGGTGGAAGAGAACCAGATGCTGAACGGGGACGGTACCGGCGATAACCTGCAGGGGCTCAACGTAGTAGCGAACGACTACGAAACCACACTCAACGCAACCGGAGATACTGGCGCTGATGTTCTGGCACACGCCATCTATCAGGTATCGCTGAGTGAGTTCGAAGCCGACGGCATCATTCTGAACCCGGCGGACTGGCACCGTATTGCTCTGCTGAAGGACGCTAACGGCAATTACATCCTCGGCGGCCCGCAGGCGTTTGCCTCGAAAGTGCTTTGGGGGCTTCCGGTGGTGTCGACCACGGCGCAGACGGCAGGCAAATTCACCGTTGGCGCGTTTGGCCTGGCGTCGCAGGTTTGGGATCGCATGGATGCCACCATCGAGATCAGCAACCAGGACCGCGATAACTTCGTTAAAAACATGCTGACCATCCTTTGCGAAGAGCGCCTGGCGCTGGCCCACTATCGCCCGGCAGCGATTGTGACGGGTGATATTGCTGTCAGCACTGGTGCATAACAAAAGGGCGCGGCCAGCAATGGCCGCGTAAACGCGATGAAAATTAAAGCTCTCCGTATGTTCTCGCATTATCACCTGGGTACGGTATCTCAGGGGGAAATCCGCGAGGTGCATAAAGAAATCGGCGAAGTACTGGTGAAACTGCATCTGGCCGAGGCGGTTGAGCCGGAAAAGGCAACGGACTCTGGTTCTGCAGAGCCTGCAAAAGCCAAACCAGGGGGTAAAGGTGGAAATAAGCGAGGAACAGCTGGCGCAGATAAAGGCGCATCTGAAGGTTGATGGTGACGACGAAGATACGCTTATTTCTGCCTATGCGTCGGCCTCCATCGATTATGTTGAGCGGTTCTGCGACGGTGCGCTGGTCGAAACATTAACGCCGCCAGTGGAAGGGGAAACTCAGCCCCGTGAGGTTATTTTTACTTCCGGCATCTGGGCGGCAATGCTTTTGCTGATTGGACACTGGTATGCGAACCGCGAAGCGGTAGCGCAGAACCTTTCGGAAGTTCCGCTGGGTGTTGAAGCTCTTCTGATTAGGCACCGGAGGTGGAGTTAATGGGCTGCTCAGGATGTGCTAAACGGCGTGAATGGTTAAAAAAGTGGACGAAAATTGCCTATGAACGAGCAACTGGTAAATGCGCTGATAGCAGCGCTGAGAGAACAAACAGCAGCACAGCGAGAGCAGACGGAAGCGATAAACCGCCTGGCTGAGTCTAACGTCGCCCTGTCCGATGTAATTATCCAGTCGCTTGCCGGCGATCTCGATGAGGCGCCAGAGCAGCAAACCTATCTGAGCGGGAAACCCAGGGGGTGATATGCAGGCCGGAAAATTGCGTCACAGGATCACCCTGCAGGAACCGGTCAAAGAACAGAACCCGACAACGGGAGCCGTAATTAATACCTGGCGCGATGTCGCAACCCTTTGGGCCGAAGTCGCTCCTTTATCCGCACGTGAGTTTATCGCCGCCCAGGCCTCTCAGGGCGAAGTTACCACCCGGATAACGATTCGTTACCGTGAGGGTGTTACCCGCAAACATCGGATCCTGTTTCGTGGCCGCATCTACAACATTGAGGGCGTTTTACCTGATCCACGGAGCGGCAGGGAATACCTGACACTGCCTTGTTCAGAGGGGGCTAACGATGGCTGATGGCGTAGAAGTAAACCTGACCGGCCTCGATTCCGTCCTGGGGAAACTGGATGCCGTCTCACAGGTCACTCGCGATAAATCCGGTCGTGCAGCGCTGCGTAAAGCGGCAAACGTCATCAGGGACAGAGCGCGCAATAATGCCGCGCGGGTTGATGATCCTCTCACCAAAGAGGCTATCTACAAGAACATTGTGGTCAGCTTCAGCAGCAAGGCGTTTCGCAGAACCGGCGATCCAACGTTTCGTGTCGGGGTGATGGGCGGCGCCAGGCAATACGCCAATACAAAGGCCAACGTCCGAAAAGGCAGGGCGGGTAAAAGTTATAACACTGCCGGAGATAAAGGTAATCCCGGCGGGGATACCTGGTACTGGCGATTCCTGGAGTTCGGCACAGAACATGCTGCAGCGAGGCCAATAATTAGGCCTGCACTGAATGGGGTCGATGCCGATGTGATTAACGTTTTTGCTTTGGAGCTGGAAAAGTCCATTGATCGGGCTGTGCGACGGGCGGCTAAAAAAGGAACTCCGGTATGATTGCTCCAATATTTGCAGTTTGCGCAGCCAGCCAGGAAGTCAGGGATTTGCTAGGCTCTAATCCCGTGCGGCTTTATCCGTTCGGTATGCAGGACGATAATATCGTTTACCCCTATGCAGTCTGGCAAAACATAGGCGGCAACCCTGAAAATTATCTGAACCAGCGGCCAGATGCGGATCACTATTCTCTGCAGGTTGATGTCTATGGCGATACTGACACCGACGTGATCGCTGCTGCCCGTGCTTTACGCGACGCAATTGAGGGCAAGGCCTATATCACCCGATGGGGTGAACAAAGCCGCGATCCTGAAACAATGCGATACCGCTATTCCTTCGATGTTGACTGGATAACGACCAGATAACCAACAACCCCAAACTGACCCGCCTTGTGCGGGTTTTTCTTTTATGGAGACAAAACATGTCTGTATTAACGCAAGGCACGCAGTTTTTTGTGCTCAAGTCTGGCGTGGTCAGCGAGGTTGAATGCATCACCAGTTTCAACCCCGGCGGGAACCCTGCCGATCAGATTGAAGATACCTGTCTGAGTGAGCGGGATTCCAGAACCTACAAAAAGGGACTTAAAACGCCTGCGGCCGCAACCGTCGGGCTTAACGCTGATCCGACGAACGCAAGCCACATTATGTTGCATGGCCTCGCTGAAGCGAATGACCAGACGCCGTTAACTTTTGCGGTTGGCTGGTCAGATGGAACCAGTGTCCCGACAGCCGCCGCTCCTGGCGCTGAGGATGCTGTTGATGGCCTGGTGCTGCCATCGGATCGCACCTGGTTCATTTTCCAGGGTTACGTTTCTGACTTCCCGTTTGATTTTCAGGGTAACGCTGTTGTGACGACCTCCGCCACGATCCAGCGGTCTGGCTCTTCCGTATGGGTGCCGAAGGCCGCAGCGTAATTAATATGCCCGGTTATCCGGGCTTTTCAATTCAGGAGCTGAAATGCAACTTACTCTCGATACGTTAAAAGAAACCGGTGCCTTTACCGGGCGTCCCGTGGAAAAAGAAATTAAGTGGAAAGGCCGTGACGGGAAAGAGCATATCGCAACCGTCTATGTGCGCCCGATGGGCTACCACACCACTAAAGCTGAACTGCTGGCGTATAACGGGAAATCGGACCCGATTGCTGAGCGCATTGCGGCGCATATTTGCGATCAAGACGGCGCCCCGGTGTTTACCGCGGCTGACATTCTTGGGACTGCTACCCCGGATCGTGGGGCGCTGGACGGTCCGATTGTTATGGCCCTCCTGGCTGCAATTCATGATGTAAACGAACTGGGAAAGACTACGAGCTAACCGGCGAGGATGAATTCTGGTGCGAACTGGTGATGAACGGCATCGGCGGCCGCACCATCGCAGAGGCTCAGGAGCGGATGAGTCGCAGGGAATTTCTGGTTTGGCTCAAGTACCGTGAGAAGTACGGACCGCTCAATATCATGATGCGTACCGAGTGGGGAGCGTCGCTGGTGGCGTCTGTCCTGGCTAACATCAATAAGGCAAAGAACACGCCGCCGTTCAAGGTAAGTGACTTTGCACCGCACATCAACGAAGCGCCATTATCTCTGGAAGAGGCCATGAAATCCTGGGACTAATTATTGTTTTTGCCTTTAAAAAAATCCTGCTACCCTTTTGGTAACTATTATCACGAGGGAATGATATGAAGAGTTCAGGGCAGTTGTTATCGCTGGCAGGTATAATTCTCGCGGTGTACTCATTGTTCTTTATGGATGTGAGTGTTGAGGTTGGCGATGGTACAAGAGTTAATAATATTGGGCTAATGGCTCAACAGCAAAACTATTTATTAGTTGCGGTTGTTCTTTTTCTTGCTGGTATCTTTATTTCATTCTCAGGGAGAAAGAAGTCATTACAAGAGGTAGATTTCACTAAAATAGAATCTTTCTCATCAGATGACTTTGTTTCTTTGAAAGATGGTGAACCATGTCTTAATATCTTGGCTGTAGACAATCTTGCAATGATGTTTTTAAAAAAACATGGTTCAAGTAGTGTTAATGATATCCTTTTTATGAATATGCCTTTAATCGATAGGTTAGAACAAGGTCTCCCTGAGCCACTAAGGAAAGATTTTAAATCTACCTTAAAAGGAGGTTAAAGGACAATTGTTAAAATAACGCCCGCTAAAAGCGGGCTTTTTTTCACTTGGAGAATTTATGGCTGGCAAGTCACTGGGAACTCTGACTATCGACTTGGTTGCAAAAGTTGGTGGATTTGTTTCAGGGATGGATAAAGCTGAGCGTGCATCAGCCAAGTGGAGCAAGCAGGTACAAGATGATGTGGCAAAATCCAGTGCTGCACTAGCAGGTATAGGGGCAGCAGCTATTGCCGCTGGGCTGGCTGTTGGCGCATCCGGATTTCAATTACTGAAATCCACATCCAGGCAAATAGCAGAAACTGACCGCTGGGCTAAATCATTACAATTATCTACCCAGGAACTTCTTGCTTGGCAGTTTGCAGCTGAAAAGGCTGGTGTCTCCGGTGACCAAATGGCTGATATCTTCAAGGATATTGGTGATAAGATTGGTGACGCGGTATTAAATAAATCAGGTGAAGCTGTTGATGCGCTCAACGCTCTTGGATTATCTGCGGAAAAACTATCAAAAGTCAGTCCAGATAAACAATTGCTCGCTATCGGTGAATCTTTGGAGAAAATTAGTACTAATGCCGAGAAGACCACCATTCTTGAAAGTTTGGGTAACGACCTTTCAAAATTACTTCCTTTGTTTGATAACAACAACCAAAAACTCAAACAGTTTATTGACCTTGCTAAAGATTATGGTGTTGCTCCTGATCCATCCTCTATTGATGATTTAGTAAAGGTTAATCAACTTTTTGAAGATATGGAGGCTCAGGTTGCAGGGCTCAAAATTGAGATTGCAGCCGGTTTGGCAAAAGTTGATCTAACTCCTTTGCAGGGCTCACTTGATAAGCTTCATGACGTCCTGACTGACCCCTTGGTTCTTCAAGGAATTTCTGATCTTGTATCGGAAGTCGCTCAACTTGCTGGATGGCTTGTAAAAGCAGCTGCAGGTGCGGGCCAACTAGCAGCCAGCACAGGAAACCGTTTTGCGGCACTTAGTGGCAAGATCGACCTAACAAATATAGACCAAGTTAATGAACGTATTGAATACCTGCAAAAAATTCTTGAAGGAAAAAAAGGTTTTTACTCTCAAAGTGAGTCTATGTTTGGTTGGATTACAGGGGTAGATGACAGCGCGAAAGCACTAAATGATGAACTGCTATCTCTTATAGAAACAAGAGATAAATTTTCTAAAGCTAGTAAATCGGTGCTGCCCCTTCAGGTAGCCACTGTGGGAACGGACAACCCATTTTCTTTACCTCCTGGTGGTACGAACGGAAAACCTGTTAAAACACCAACAAGTAAAACAGAAAATGCTTTTAACAGTAGATTGCTTGATCTACAAAAACAAGCTGCCCTTATTGAAACTACTGGTAAAAAAACAGCTGAGGTTACCGAGCTCGAAAAAATAAATTTTGATATTACCAGTGGCAATCTTAAAAAATTGTCAGAAGCTCAAAAAGAACAGCTTCGCACTGCTGCAAAAGCCCTGGATTCTAAAAAGGAAGAGCTTAGGCTTAATCAGGAAAATGCCCGGGTTGCGGAATATGTTTCCGGCTTAGAAAGGCAGAATAAGTTAGTGCAGCAAGGATTTGATAATGAAATTGTTGGCCGTTATTCTGGTGGTCGTGAGCGATCACGCATGCAGGATAATAATGATATACAGCAGGATTTTGCATATCAACAGGATGATCTTTTAAACCAGCTCCAATCTGGAGATATAGACCAAAGTCTTTTCGATAAAAAGAAAGAAGCATTACAGAATTCTCTTGATGAGAGGCTTAAAATACAGGAGGAATATTACAAGAAGCAGGATGAGTTACAAAATGATGGTGCTGCTGGTTTTATATCAGGGCTAGCAACGCAAATAGAAGCATCAATGGATTTATACACCAACATGCAGCAGGTTGGTGCACAGGCATTTAGCAGCTTAACGGATATGATTATTGACTGGGCAGAAACCGGAAAGTTAAATGTTAAAGATTTTGCTTCGACATTTCTGCAATCTGTTGGTAGCACACTTCTTTCTTACGCTGCTGCCCAAGTTGCAATGGCGGGTTTGCAGGCCTTTACAGCAATGATCGGCGTGCCGTTTGTTGGACCCGAAATAGCAGGACCGGCAGCAATAGCCGCAACTGCGGCTGCTGGAGTACTGGCGATAGGTGTTGGTACAGCCCTTCAGGGCCAGGCTCACGACGGTATCGACTCTGTGCCCGAAACTGGAACCTGGCTCCTGCAGAAAGGTGAACGCGTTACGACTGCTAAAACCAGCGCCAAACTTGATGCCACTCTGGATCGAGTAGCAAACCAGTCAACAGGGGGCGGCGCGATTTATTCGCCCACAATCAATATCCCCATCAATGGTAACCCTTCCGATGCAACTTTGGCGCTGGTCCGTAAAGCTGCAGATGAGGGGGCAGAAAGGGGATACCGGAAGGCGGTTAATTCAGTCGCAAGCGGTCAGGGTGATTTGCATAAGGCCTTGATGGGGAAAACTACCTCGGGGAGGAAAATTAGCTAATGGCTATCACCACAACGCTTTATTACCCCTCCGCTTACCTGCCTGGACCGCTTAAAGAGAGTTTTGGTTTAACTCCTGTATCTCCTCTGAAACGGACTCAGATGGTAACTGGCCGGGCACGACAGCGGCGTGCCTACACCTCGACACCAACCCAAACAGATCTGGCCTGGATTTTTTCTGACGCCCAGGCGCAGGCTTTTGAGGCGTGGTTTCGGGATGAGTTATCAGATGGGGCGGCGTGGTTCAACATACCGTTATTAACGCCTGTAGGGCTGAAAAATTACGTGTGTCGTTTCACGGATATTTATAAAGGCCCCACGCCAGAAGGCGGATTTTACTGGAGATATACCGCGCCAGTAGAACTCTGGGAGCGCCCATTGCCGCCGTCTGGATGGGGGCATTACCCGGAATGGATCGTCGGCAGCTCACTGCTGGATATTG